CTGGTAGACATGGAAAAGTCTATGGTTGCTGTTTAGGTTTACTAGATTACGACCAAAAAAGAGAACTAAATTAATACATGAGTGGCATTGAAATAGCAATGAACGATTACTTTCGAATGAGTAATCATGCCAAAAGAGTTGCTCAAGATGCCATTATGCTTCACACACAAGAGTGGACGGACGAAATGAACAATGCCCTTAGTCGCGATGAAGAAGACTACGAGTTCGAAGAGGTCCTTAACATCTTTTACAAAGGTTATAAAGAGCGCGAATGCTATGAGTTTGTCCAAGCAATTCTTGATGCTGCTAAGCGCTATGACATAGAACTCAAAGAATAATTGTCAAAACGCAACATTTTTATATTTAACTTAAAGACAACACCATTTATATATGGAAAACAAAAAACCAAAAAGTACAGGCGCTAACCACTTTGCATTCAATGTGGACCGTATTGAAGTCCAGTTACCTATGTTTATCGAACAAGCTGGTAAGAAATGGATCAATTACGGGGCAGATAACCTTTACCCACAATTCGTAGCTAGTCTTTTTATGAAGTCAGCTATGAACCGCACAGCAATCCAATCTAAAGTAGATGGTGTAATCGGTCAAGGTCTTAAGACTATTGATCCAAACATGAACTACTTGTTAAAGAGAGCCAACGCCAAAGAATCTTGGAATGACGTCTTCGAGAAAGTTGCCCTAGATTACATCACGTTTGGTGGATTTGCTCTAAATATAATTTGGAACAACGAAGGCACTGAAGTCGCAGAGTTTTACCATGCTGACTTTACCAAAGTAAGATCTGGTGTACACGTTGCAGATTGCGATGGTCCAGAATTCTACTTCTACTCATCTGATTGGGCTGAATGGAAAAAACAAAGACCAATTGAGTATGCTGCTTATGATCCTAAGAAATCAGAAACACATCCATCGCAGATCCTATATTTTTATGATTACGAACCTGGCAATCTGTTCTATCCACTACCTTCTTATGTTGGTGGCCAAAACGATATTCAGATTGACATTGAAGTTTCAAAGTTCCATATTTCAAACCTAGCAAACGGTATGAACCCTTCGCTCTTCATTGGTCTTAATAATGGCATCCCTGATCCCGAAAGTCGCGAGGAAATTTACGATGAGATCACCATGGCATTCAGAGGTTCTGAAAATGCTGGAAAAGCGTTCATAGCTTTCTCGCAAGACAAAGAACACGAACCAACTATTACACCAATTCAATCAGCAAACGATCAATACTATGTGGCCTTAGAATCTAGAATCACATCAAGAATCTTATCAGCACACAGAATTACAAGTCCTTTATTACTAGGACTTTACCACGAAGGTGGCACAGGTTTGGGGTCGAATAAAGACGAAATAGAAACTGCTTATGCTCATTTCTTGGTTACTGTAATTAAACCAATCCAAAAACAAATGCTTAAAATATTTGACAAGGTTATGTATGAAATGGGTAGAAAAGACATTGAACTTTACATAGAGCCTAACAAGATGTTTGAAGCAACAGAAAACACAATAGCCGTAGAATAACATGAGTGCATATAACGTATTATTCGTCTCAGAAGAAAAGATTAAATCTTATACTTCAATCCATGAATCAGTAAGCCCCGCAGACTTGACGCCGTACGTGCTTCAGTCACAACAAATCTACATGCTGAACTATTTAGGTCAAACCTTTTATAATCAGTTAGTTGATCAAATTACTAATGGTACTATTTCAACACCTAATAGATGGTTGTTAGACAACTACATTGGTTCTATTCTTGTAAATTACTCGATGTATCATGCATTACCTTTTTTGAAATACAAGATCTTCAACAAATCTATCTTAAGTCCTACTGCAGAAAACTCTTCAGCTATTGCTTTAGATGAATTGAAGTTCTTACAAACTCAAGTTAGAGAAGTAGCTGAATCATTTGTTGATCAAATGCAAACTTATTTGGCAAACAACTTGTCTCAATATCCTGCTTATGCATCTTCTAGATCTATAGATGGACAAGCTCCAGACAAAAAGACTCCATACTTTGGTGGTTTACAAACTAACTCTCAATTTTTTAATTGGCGTAAGTATCGTAACTATCCTTATGGAACTGGTACTAGACCTTCAGGTTGGGGTGCAAATCAAAACAACGATGGTTCTACTTGCTATGGGTGTGGAGATTGGCCTACTAACTAATAACTAAATAGAACGCATCTGGCGCACTCAAATTTTATGGATAATAAAACTATAAAGAAACCCGTTAAGTTGTCAAGGGAGTATCCCAAAACAGCTCACAATGCAAAACTGTTACAAATATACCTAAGTAAAAATGGAAACACAGAAAAGAGGCAATCCTAATTGGAGCAAAGGCGAATCTGCTAATCCAAATGGCAGACCATTAGGTCTTAAAAACAAAACAACTGAAGCAATTAAGGTTGCTTACACAGAGTTACTCAATAACAATCTGACTAACATTCAAGATTGGTTAACACGTACTGCTGAAACAGATCCAAAAGGTGCATTAGATTTCTTGATCAAACTAAGTCCATTTGTTATCGCTAAGAAAACAGAGACTGAAATGACAATAGAATCACCACTAAGGATCATAATCCCGTCAAGAGACGAGGAATAAGACTACTAATTTGTTAAGAAAAAGGGCTAGATAAATATCTTAGCCCTTTTTTTATTTAAAAACACTATAACACTCTTGACGTTTAACCAATTCTTAGAACATGACTATAAGGCATTAGTAGAAGCTGCGCGCAAGATCACAGGAAACTCTGATCTTAGCCATGATCTACTACATTACGCCATAGAAGAAATGAGTCATAAGGCAAACTTACAAGATATTGTTGACTCTGGTGGCGCTAGATTTTATTGTGTCAGAATCATGATGACTCAACACAGATCACAAACAGGCCCGTTCTACAAGCAATTTGTCAAACAGAACGAGCAGTTAGAGTTTCATGATAAGCCTGAAACAGAAGAAGAACACCTTGATATAATCAAAGTCAACAAAATACTAGATGAACTTAATTGGTACGAAAAGGAACTGTTTAAACTATTTGCTGCTGGTAATCATTCATACTCTAGTTTAAGTCGAGAGACTGGTATACCTCGCACATCTATTAGTCTAACAATCAATAGAGTTCGCAAACATATAAAAAAGAATATATAAACCATAAAATAAAACATATAAATCATGGCATTCAAAATCATTAACAACACAAAAGTAGACGAAAACAGAATCGAATGGCGTTTCGAAACCTTAGACAAAGTATTCGTATCTACATCAGACAAGTTTAAAAGAAACATTGCATTTTGGCAAGCTAAGTACAACATTGGTACTGACGTTAAAGTCGAGATTCTTAATGGAGTCGAACACTTGTATGCACACTTAGAAGAAGAGAAAAACATTGTAGATGTTGAACACACTGAAGTTATTGAAGAAACCTTAAAATCACAAATCGAAGATGGAGAAACTATTACTGCTGTCGTTGCTATCGAGTCTCGTGTGGACGAGCCTACTGAACAATCAGATGTATCACAGGATACTACAAATACTGACAATAGTCCTAAACGTAAACGTAAACCAAAAACCTCTTAATTGTAGCTTTTGCGCAAGTCAGTGGACCGTATTATTGGTCGCGCTATCTATGGGATATGGTTGGTTGTCTATACCTGCTATGTTTGCATCAGGCGCAATCACTTTAATCATAGAAAAGATAATTAATTACTAATGACAAGAGACGAAATAATACTCAGATTAATGCTACTTAAGCCAATTATGCTTAAGCCAAAGGCATATTCTCCAGCAGAGAGAGTTGAAATGTACTCAGTCTACAATGCAATTACTGGTGAAAAAAGACCAGTTACATCTTGTGGTGCTTGCTTAAACACAGTTATCTCAAGACTTAAAAAAGAGCTTAGATTAATTGAAGATGGAGAAGGAGTTTAAAGTACTTAAACCGTACGGACCACTCTTTCACTCTGAAAAAACCTATTTCTTAATCTCAGGTGGTCGTGCTAGTGGTAAAAGTACGCAAGCATCTGCTTTCTTCCTAATTAAACTAATGGGCGATGATTTCTTTAGAGGAGTCATTGCTCGTTATACTCAAAAATCAATCAAATCATCAATCTACAGAGACATCTTAGATATGGCTCAAGATTGGGGCATATTGCAATACCTTAAAATAGATGGAGATGAAATTACTAATAAAGTAAATGGTAATATGCTGATCACTCACGCCATGAAACTTGCAGATGGTACAATGCAAGCCAAAGGTAAAGGTCTCGCTAAAGTAACACACTTATTAATCGATGAAGCTACAGAATTACCTTCCGAGGAAGAGTTTATTAAACTTAATGACTCATTTAGAACCAAAGGCATTGATCGTAAGATCTTTATCCTCTTTAACCCAACGACTAAGAGACATTGGATACACAACCGCTGGTATGTGGATGGGCAACCTAACCCTAAATGGTCTAGAGATCATGAGTTTATACACACAACTTATCATGGTAACATTGAGCACTTAGATCCTAAAAAGATCTTAGAGTGGGAAGAGATGAAACACATTGACATTGAATACTACAATCACCATATTTTAGGTGAGTGGCAAGAAGGTGTTGTTGGTCGAATCTTTACTAATTGGCAAATTGGTCCTTCAGCAGAAGGTATTGACGAAACTTGGGGTTTAGACTTTGGTTTTGCCTCAGATCCTGCGGCGCTGATCCGCGTACGCAAACACAATGGCAAACTGTATCTTAAGGAATTCATCTACGAGACTAACCTGACTAACGATGACATACATGATCGTATGCTAAAGTTAGGTATACCAAAGAACGCCAACATAATTGCAGATGCAGCTGAACCAAAATCCATTGAAGAACTTAAACGCAAAGGATGGAAGATTCAAGCCTGTTACAAAGGAGCTGACTCAATACAAAGTGGTATCTCAAAGATCAAACAATTCGAGGTCTATGTAGACCAAGATTCTGAGAACCTACTTAACGAGTATGCACTTTATTGCTGGAAAGCAGGTAGCGATAAGCCTATTGATAGTCATAACCACGCGATCGATGCTGTCAGATACGCTCTAAGCAAAGAGAATATTGGCTCGTATGCCTTTACTAGAAAAGGCGTTAACAAATTCGTACCCGATTAGTAATTCAAAATTGTAAACTAATATATTTAAATAAAAACATATACACAATGGTAATAGCTCAAACGTATCGAGACGTCGTTCAGCAAATGCGCACGATTTGCTCTAATCATCCAGTCATAGAAACATTCAGAGTAGGACCTGCTTCAATGATAGAAATACCTACTAATGATCAACCAGTTAGTGCAAAATATCCTTATGTGCAAATGGTGCCTCAACCAGCATTGCTAGATGGTCGATCTACTCAATTTGAATTTGACTTAGTAGTCATCGATCTTGCAAAAGACAAACTAGATCTTGAAGAAAGAATTCACTCATCAACAATGGAAATTCTTAGAGATATTTTAGCAGCTTACACTATGACAACATGGAAAGACGTTGACTACAATATGCAACTTCCAATTACTGCAACTCCTTTTGTTGAAGGTTTCAATAACTCAGTTGCTGGTTGGACTGCTCAAATTTCAATCGAAGCCAAGTCACCTTTTGACCACTGTAATAATCCTATCATTTTAGCATAATGAATAAGTACGCTAATTTAAAAATCATTGAAACTCTTGAATTAGTTAAAGAGAAAATGGAACGTGACTTAAAACGTCAAGTCCCACAGTATCCTCGTAGTCCTTTTTCTAGTCGAAGATCTAATTTAAAAAATTCATTAAGAGTAAATGTAAACAAGCAAACAACTTCAATTACATTTGATTTTTTAAATTATGGTATTTACACAATATATGGTACTAAAAACGAGCGCGACGAGAGTGCTTATAATAAATCCATCTTTGAATTACCTGCTGCTGTAAGATACTCAAAGGGTAACTTTGGTATTAGACCTCAATATTGGATCAGTCTTAGTGCAGTACAACAACGATACATGGATTTGATAGAAGAAAACCTAAATATAGGCTTCGAAGAATTTATTAATAAATACATTAACGATATTAAAACAACATGATTGAGTTCAAAATAAACGGTGAAGAGTATAAGATTGGTGAAATAACAATCCAACAATACTACGACATCTACACAAATTTAGCAAAACAAGGACCAACAGTACAGTTAGAAATTCTAAGTGCTCTGTCTAAGTGTCCAATTGCAACTTTAAAGAAGTTAGAGCAAACACATTTTGCTGCTTTATGGAATGAGTTGGTTAATGGACCACTAAACTTACACGATGACTTACCTTTCCACAAACACATTGCAGTGAATGGTAACTTATATGGATTTACAGACATAAAGAAACTAAGCATTGGTGAATTGGCTGACATGGACGTGCTCAGAAATGATCCACGTAAAGAACAGTTACTACACAAGATGATGGCAGTTGTCTATAGACCTGCGCTTGATATTACAGATGATTGGGTTATTACAAAAGAATATGATCCCGATACTGTAGAAGAAAGAGCTAAGGAATTCTTAGACATGCCTATCGCATACGTATTTGGTGCAATGAGTTTTTTTTTGCTCATCAAAAACTACTCTATCGAAGCTATAGTGGACTCTTTGAAGACGACGGAGGAGATGACACCACAAGAGATCGAAATGGTGGAACTAACGAAGCAAGTCACATTAAAGCTGCTAGAAACTGGTACGCAACCTTCGTCTTTATGGCAAACGGAGATGTTACAAAAGTTGGAGAAGTTACAACACTTAGCGTCTACGACTGTTTCAACTGGCTCGCTTATCACAAAGATAAAGCCAGAAAAGAAAAAATGGAACACGATAGGCAAATGGCTCAAATTAAAGCTCAAAAAAGATAATATAAAACAATGATTACTTCTATCAACTACGCACCATCTTATTTGCAAGGTGCTTACAATCCAATCATTTGGTCTGTAACTAGTAATAAGATCAATGAGATCGATTTTAAATATGTTTTCGACATATACAAAGATGGTGTTAAGATTCTCAGAATCAAACAGCGTGCAAACCCGGCGGGAGCAGGTATGATTGACATCTCAACTCTTACACAAGGTTACTTGTTAGTAAATGAGCCAAACAATCCTATTTTA